TTATTTATTATCTTTATCTGTCTCATCTTGCTGTTTTAACTGCTTGAAGAACTTTTTTATAAACAAAGGAAATGGAAAATTCATCTCTCCCAAATTTTCAATTATACTTATTCCCTCATTTCCTATTACTGAAAATATTATTAACTCTTTAAAAGACAAGGGAATATTGAATAAGCTAATTGGAACATTTATAGGAGTTCCTTCTATTAATTTATCAAGTGAAGCACCTATTATAACAGCTAAAATACAAGATGCTTTTTTTATAATACCTCTAAAAGCCTTTTTAGATGATATTTCTTTCTTATAGATACTTTTTAAATATCCACTTATATAATCAACTATTATAAATGTCATCATTATTTCTAATGATTTACTCCAACCTCCTAATAAATATAATATAAAACCAATTGTACTTCTTATAAACCAATGTTCAAATAACCCATTCATCTTCCCCATTTTAATCTCCTAAAGTTTTCCTAATTTTTTCTCCCATTCACTATAATACAGTTTCGCTTCTTCTGTTTTATCTATTATAGCTTGATTCTTATAGCCTTCATTTTTAAGTTTCTTTTCCCAAAAGACTTCTCCACACATTCTTACAGCCTTATACATCATTTTTCTAACTCTCCAAGATACTCCATTTTCTTTTAAGATAAATAAGAATATTTTATCAGCTAGTTCCCTATTTATCCCTGTATCATTGAACTTAGAATATAAATAATCATGTACCACAGCAGCCTCTGTATTCTTTCCATATCTTTCAAAAAATGGTCTAAGTACAAGTGGAATACTAGCACCATCAGTTCTGAAACCTGCTGGAATTACTATTGGAAAGTCTTTTATATATCTAGTGTAGTCTTCAACAACTACACTAAATATATTATTTTCTCTCTTCAACTTTAATTTACTCTTCATCATTTCCATTTTCCTCAATATCTATTTTTCTACCTGTACCAAATGTATCAGAAAATTTTTGAAGAGCCTTTTCTATTGCTTTTTTTATTTTTTCTCTACTAAAAAATTTTCTAATTAATATTCTTACTGGATATGGTAATTTGTCAGTTCTATATTCAACAAACTTTAATGCGGCATTAAGTTTCTTCTTATTGTCTCCATGTTTAAAACTTTCTTCTGAAGCAATAACTGCTGCATCAAATAAGTTTACATATTGCTTTCTATTATAAACAATATATCCTAAAATTACCCCTGCTAATGCTATCCATAGCCATTGTTCTTGACTAAATCCTTTCAAATATGCAATTACTTGATTAACCATTTTCTAATCCTCCTATTTTTTATAAACTACCTTGTAAGGTATTTTTCCTGCTCCTCTAATTTGGAAATGTACAGCATCTACTTTTTTCCATTCTCCACCCCATTCAATATTATATTTATCTATTAACCCATATTTCTTTGCAGTTTCATAGATATCTTTATAATAATGAAAGTCTTGTGGTCCTGCTTTATAAACTGTTTTTTCCACTTCTTTTTCCACTTTTTTACCATTTTCTACCACTATTTTTTTAGTTTTTTCCTTAACTAATACACCAATGTCAACAGCATAACCAAGCCCATCAATTTTTTCTTGATGATTTGATTGAACTTTATATCCATCACAATTTGTTCTCCATTCTCCTGGAATAGTTCTACTATATTGATATAACCTGTTCTGTTCCTCTGCTGTTCTCATTCCACAAGTTATTTTGAAATCATGAGGGCTTAATCCTATAAGTTCTTCCATAAATTTCACCAGATTAGGATGAACTCCTTTCATCATATTTTTACTTGCTTCTGAAAAAGTAAACATTTACATCACCCCTTTTATTTCCATTCAATAGATTCCAATTCTTCCAAAGATTTAGCTTTCATTGTTTTTTTTGCTATTGCTGTGTACTCCTCTTGTGCAGCTGTTCCTCTTAGTATCCATAAAAGATAAATATGATTAATTTCTCCAAAGGTAAAGGAATCTACTGAATTATCTTTTAATCTCCAGTTAATTTTTAAATCTTGAACTACTTCTGATAATGTTACCTTATCTTTTATAATTGCTTTTATCTTTTCTTCAAAACCTGCTGGAACTTCTACCTTTAAATATTTAACAGCTTCTATAATTGCTTTTGGATCATTGCTTGTTGTTGCTATATCTATTGCTGATTTTACTCTTAAGAAGTTGATTTCATCAGCTTCCCCCATTTGAAAGATTTTTCCATTGTAATCAAAATCAGCATAAATTTTATCCAACAAAATTTTTCTAAATTTTCTTCTTGTAATATGTTTTAACCCTTCTAGGTCTAAATCCCATTTATTAGTCTCTTTATTCCAAAAATGGTATTTACTTGGCTGAGGAACTTTAACAAGTTTTTTATTTTTTATAAATTCCCCTGGTTCTAGTTGAGTTTCTATCCCTTGTTCTATTTTTTCTTCTTTTGTCATTTCCATTAGCTCATGATTCTTAACTATTGGATATTGAAAATTCTTATCTGTTATGAACATATCATCAGTATATTCAGGAAAATAATTAAGTGGATTATTTTTAACATCTTCTAAACTGTTGGAATATACTGAATATTTTAATTCTGTACCTTTATAAAAATTTATTGTTTTCATTTTTTATTCCTCCTTTCATTTTTTATTAGGATACTTATTTCATCATAAGTGAATCTATATAGATTGGAAATTTTATTTAGATTAGTCTTAAAAAAACAATATTTGCTTGGGTATTGTTCTCTAAAGCATGTGTTCTTTTAAAACTTATGATATCTTCTGTTGTTATATATGTAATTGTAGATACTGTAGTTGTTTCTTCATATTTATTATGAAAAACTGCTGGGTTGAGTAGCATGCTCGCTATATATGCCTCATTCTTTAAGATATTTACAGATGCGGAAACTTTATCTAATGCAGAAACTCTAGCTGTAAAAATAATTAAATAAAGCCCATTTTTCTGAACTTTAACTGTATAATCTTTATTATTTAGAGAAATTTTGTCTAAATCTATATTTCCACTTAGTTTAGATCCCCATTCGTATGTAGCATAAAATGTTAATAGATTTTCCAATCTCTCCAAAATTGAATTACTGTCCATAGCTATATAGTTATTAATATTTGCTGAAATGTCTGTATTATTATTCTTACATAAATACAATTTCTTCGTATTCTTATCAAAGTATGTTTTTCCTGCTTCTTTCAATCCTACTTCATTTAAAACACCTCCATAAGTCTTTCCAGTTATTTCTTCTATTTTATTTCCTTCCAGTGCTGTCCCTTCTTCTGTTCCATATTTAGCAACTCCATATTGCTCTTTTGAAGCATAATCAGTTTTATTTACTTTTTTACTCATTCCCTCATTAAACTCTTGAAGTGTTACATAACTGTGTAAATCAATGTTAGCATCTACCTTTGTTCCACTCGTGATATTGAAATAAATTACTATTACAAAAGAGTGAGGGCTGTCTTTCATCAATGGAATATAATCATATTTATCTCCAGCATTTGCATATGCATAAAGAATTTCTTCACCTTCATTACCTCTTGCATAAAGTCCTATTTCTCTGAAGATTTTATCCTCTCTCAAAGTAGCATTTGAAAATTGAAGTTCAATTGCTACTATATTCTTTTCATCTCCTTGTATTTTACAGCTAGTTACATTTGCTGTTCCCCATTCTTCCTTTACATCAGTTAAGAATCTAATCTCATCATTTGAAGTTATTGAACCACTTCCTAACTTTGCTTTTGTAAAAGTTAAAGTTTCAGATAAGTTTCCATTTATCTTTGCTTGAAGTTGTTCACCTTTTTTTGTTAGCTTTAAGCCTTCAAAATAACTCATTATGTAGTCCCTCCTATTTGAATTATCTTAGTAAATCCTATCCCTTGAGCTATATTCAATTCTGAATTTATCCTCATAGTTTGATCTAGTTTAAAATCAGCTTTTATCTCAATTTTTTTCATACTCTCAACTATTGATGAGTAGTATTTATTACTTTTATTATTGATTATTTCAAGTTCCCAATACATTCTTGCTCCAGCCTCACACACTTTATTCAGATCAGGCATTTTATTTATAACTTTCAAGTCATCAACCATATTTACTTTAAATAGTTGGCTAGCTACTTCTTCAAGAGGTCTTGTTTTTAATTTTGTAACTTCTTTATTAGTAAGTTCCCTAGTTAATGAAAGTAAAAACTCCGTATTGGGTAATCCATCAAGTGCCATTTTTTTAATAATCAATGCTTGTCTATAAGTTTCATCATCTCGACCACTTCTCTTTTCATCATATCTTTCTCCCATAAAATCTAAGAATACCCCTGAACATTTCAATAGTGATGTTTGATTTTTTAAATTCTCTATTAACCCATTTATGTACTCAATAACAGGCTTCAAAGTTTTATAAAATTTAATTGTATTTTCTTTTTGAAAATGTAAAGGCAACCCCTTTATAACTTCATCTATCATGATATTCTCCCAGCACTCTTTGGTATTTCATTAAAGTTTAATTGAATTGAATTACTCCAAATAAGAGTATTTTTTTTTCTAAACTTTAAGTCAAAATCAGTATATTTATAGTTTTTATTGTAAAGATATTCATATAAGAATGTTCCATTTGATAGTAAAGCACCTATTCCAGCTTCATTAATATACTCATCAATTAAGTTTTTGATTTTCAATTCATCAGCACTTTTTATATCTAATTTGTATTCAATTTCTGCTTGGGTTGGTCTATCAAATTTTATAACTTCATAATGATTTGGTACAGATGTTGGAACATTGACAACAACACTTCCCCTTGTATCAGGTGTATGAATGTGCATATAAATAGCATGTGCTATTTCTTCTTTTATTCCTCCATCTACAACTATCCAAATGCTTTTTGGAGAAAGTCCAAAACTGTCAATGTTCATTGTATTATTTCTTATCCCATTAGCACTTTTCACTCCTGGTAATTTTCTAATAGCATTTAAAACAGGTAATAAAGCCCATTCTCCTTTACTATTTCCAGCTAAATATCTTTTTAAATACTCATAATCAGTTTCAGAAGAAAGTCCACCCTCTCCAATTTCAATGTTTTGTATATCAACTATTGATGCTGGAGCTTTTATAACTTTTTCAATTTTATTGATTTGAATGTTACCTTCCTCTCCATCGAACAGACTTTGAAATAGTATTATTTTAGTCTTTGAAGAATCCACCTCAAACCTTTCTATGTTTTCATATCTTGTCCCATTTTCTGCTTGGATAATAATATCCCCTTGTATTACATCAACAAAGCCTGTTGCTGTAACTTTACAATGTACTTGGGATTTTGTTCCAAATCTTCTAGGAAAAAAATATAATAAATTATCTAGTTCTTCATTTTGTGCATTATATATATTTAAACCTCTTGCTATTGAAATAATTTTATCTTCCAGATAAGAACAAAGATATATAAAAGGTGCTGCTAGTTTATAATAATCACCAGTTGGCTCAACATTGAAATCACTCCCAAAGTTTTCCTTTTTCTGTGCCTCTTTTTGTGCTAACTCCATAAGTCCTTGAAAGCCTTTTGTTTCAAATTTATCCACTGATAATCACCTCTTTTTCTATATCATTATGTTCTTTATGAGTTATATATATCTTTGCTTTTAAAGTTCTTTCTTCTTCAGAAATTATTTGATAACTAACCGATTCTATTTCACTTCTAAACCATTCTTGTAGTTTTCTACAAATATGTTCAAGTTTATACTCAGCTACATCTTGTTCATTTATTATTCTTATATCAAGTCCTAAATTTTCATCATAAAAGCACTCTATTGAGTATATTTTTAAGGAGTTTACTACTCTTTGCCAAAACTCTTCTATTCCTGAAATAGTTGAAAACTCAATATTACCATCATTCATTTTTATAGCTTTCATTAAACTACTCCTCCACTTTTGTCATTTCCTTTTGCTACTCCTGAATGTTTATGATTTTTCAGGCTCTTATCTCCAGCCTTAACATCTTCTGTTGCTGAAACAGTTCCAATTGAGGATATATTCCCAGCTTGTGTTGTATTTCCTTTTTGAATAGTATCTCCAGTTATTTCAACATTCCCTTTTTGACTAGAATTTCCTTTTAAATCAATATTTCCTTCCTCTAATCTATCTCCAATAATTCTAATATCAGAAGGAAATTCAAGACTTTCAGTAGCATTTGGAATTGTGAAAGGTAAAATAAAACCATTATTTAAGTTATTTCTTCTATTTGAATCCATAACATCATGAGAACCTTGGCTTATATATGAAGATATGTCAAAAGTTAATATAAAATACGGCATTATATCCCCTTCTTTGATATTCCAATCAATATGATCTTTATTATCTCCAAACAAGGCAACTGGGACATTACGAAGTACAGGCAAAGCAACTCCATTGGGACTAAACAAAGGCTCAGCATCTACAAATCTACCCTTTCTTATTTTTTGTATTTTTACTAGAATTATCCTTATGTTTTCCGTCATCTTTCATCACTTTTACTCCTAGTTTCATATTCCAGCTATCATTTAAAGAAATATTTACCTCTTCAACTTGCATAAATCCACTAATATTATCACTTGAAACATATACAATGTCCCCTTTTTTTATATAGTGAATTGGGAAACATTCAACAGTATAGTCATATTTATTACTTTCTTTTACAGTTTTCTTTTTCTTTTCCTTACTCCACTTTTCATCTTTTTTAGTATCAGATTTTTTATTGTCCGATTTTTTATTTACTTTTGTTTCCTTTTCCTGCTTTTCAACTGCCTCAGGATTATGTATCAAACCACTTTCAAAAGTTAAATTAATAGCTTGATTTTTCTGCCTATCTGTATAAATATAAAGATCATCACCTTTTAAAGTCATTTTACTTTCTGAGTCCTGAACTAATTCTTTTAACTCCTGAAAACCTTGACTATAACAAGTAAAACCATTTGTATAAACTTTGTCTTTATTTAGATCCATAGAAATAAGATTTAAACCTAATTCCTTAGTAACTTCTTTAATAGCTTCTGATATTCTTACATTCCCATCTAAACTAATAGAAACTATTTTACTGCTATTCTTAGTTCTTTCTGAACAAGTTAGCTCTTGAACAAAAGAAGCTCCATCTCTTGTTTTTTTCTTTTTAATAACTTCATACTTAGAATAATATCCAATATCAGACTCATAACCAAACCAAAGCTCTATCTCACTTCCTACCTCTATGTCTTGACTTAAATTGTATATTTTAAATGTCCCTACTCCTACTTTCCCTTCTTCTCCACTTTTTACCTCAACATCAAACTTTAATCCATTATTATTATGATCATTTATTTTTACTCCATTTATAACAAGGTATGAATTTCTCGGGAAAATAGGTCTATTTGCTATAAATTCCATTATTCCTCCACTAAAAGTTCAATTTTATCTATATTTTCATAATCAATTTTTACTGCTTTTCTATCCAAAGTATTAGGAATAATATATTTTTGTGGATACTTTTTATTAAAGTTTCCTTTTTCATCAACTAATTTATTGAACCAAAGTGGAATACCAAATAAAATTGGCTCATTAGCATATATCAAATTATCTTCAATATCATAAAGTGTTATATATACCCTTTTATCATAAGAATTATATGTGAATTCAAATTGAAAGGTTATCCCTGCAATAGTTATCTCAGTTATATATGGAATTGATTCTTTCATTATATTTATTTTCATCCTATGCTCCTGGTAATCTTATATGTTCACTTTGTAAATCTCCTTCCCAATCCTTTTTACCGCTAGCTTTATTTTTAGCTTTTGCTGTTGTTTTTATTTTTGTTTTCTTTCTTACAGCAGGTTTAGCCTTTTTGCTAGGTGCTGGTATCATAGAGATATGTGCAATTTTTATTTCTACTAAGGAAATTGTAAACTCTGTGTAGTATAAAGATGTTATTGTATTTTCTATACTTGTTATTGCCATATTTTTATATAACTTAACCATGTACAAGTCTACAAGTTCTCTTTTATTCCTAAGTTCTATAATTTTTTCAAAAATTTCTTTATGATCAGCTCCAACAATTTGAACTTTAAAAGATAATTCCAAAGGGTTTGGCGTTATATTATCAGCTATTTGAGTCCCGTCATCTATTGGTACTGTTGGAACATCATTAGAATAGCTTTCTGATACATCAGAAACTAATTGAAGTTGTATATTCCCAAGTAAAATAGGTGGAGTTTTCTTAATGCGATTATCAATTTGATTAGACAGTGAGTTAGCACTGCTTAAAAAACTACTTACTTTACTCATCAAATTTGTTATTGAAAACATCTATATATCTCCTTTTGCAATCTCATTTTGTAGCATAAAATCTTCTAATTTCTCAACTATTATTTCTCCTACTCTGTTCCAATCAGTTTCAGCTTTTGTAGTTGTTGGCATATTTATAGTAAGATTTAATATAACTCTTTTATCAGTTTTATTAGAATTTTTAGTATTTGTTGAACTTTTTATATCCAAAAAGCTATTATTTTCTACATTTGAATAAGCATTATTTTCTTCAGCAGTTAGTACCCTCTCTCCCTTATGAAGTTCAGCTATATAGCCATCAAAAGGAACATAGTCAAGTCCTATTTTATGTGTCCCATCTATCACAGGAGTATCTTCAAAGTATACTCTTTCAGTTGTTGTTTTCTTTTCTCCACTATCATCAAAAAACCATGATATGCCTGGTAATGATTTTATTTTTTGTCCTAAGTTTGAGAAAAATCCTTTAATATTTTCCCAAATTTTAGCAACATAATCTAATATAAAATCAAAAGCTGAAGCAGCAGTTGACTTCATTGTCTCCCACACTTCTTTTAATTTATCAATTAACTTAAAAAATATATCAACAGCTTTGTCTTTTAATCCTATAAAAAAATTGCCTATTGTTTGTAACTTAGAATAAAAATAAGTCCCTAACTCTGAAAATTTAGTTTTTATTCCTTCCCAAGTGTCTTTTAAGAAGTTTGATATATAGTTAAATACTGATGAAAATGTTGACTTTATTTTCTCCCAGATACTTTTTAATTTATTTATTAACTTATTAAATATCCCTACAACTTTATCTTTTAAGCCTACAAAGAAATTACCTATTGTTTGTAACTTAGAATAAAAGTAAACTCCTAACTCTGAAAATTTCTCTTTTATTCCTCCCCAAGTGCCTTTTAAGAAACTTGATATTGAGATAAATACTGAAATAAATTTAGCTTTTATTAAATCCCAATTTTCTATTATTAATTTTCCAACTCTAATAATTAAGCCAAAAGGAGTAAATAACATAAACATTTTTTTACCAATATCCCACAATGCCTTACCAAATGCTTTTATTTTCTCCCAAATTTTTACAAAGAAATCTTTTATTTTTGCTCCAAATGCTTTTATACTTTCCCAAAGTGCAGCTAATTTAGCTTTTATTAAGTCCCAGTTTCTATATAATAAAACTCCTATTGTTATTGCAGCTCCTATTGCTAACATATATGGATTCATTGTAAAACTCATTGCATTTTTCAATGCACCTATCCCTTTGACAACTTCATGTATAACTAACATACCAGTGAAAGCACTTGCTAAAGGAATTAATACTTCTTTCCACTTAACAATAAAATCTATTACTTTTCCACCAACATTTATTATTTCCCCAAAAACATTAGATATATTTTCTGCCCATTTAGTAAATGTTCCGTCTTCTTGAAGCCTTACTAAAGTATTAGCAAATGGAATAATAACCTTATCTCTAAGAATTTGAAATGGCGAATTTTCCACTATATCTCCAAATTCATTTACTCCAGCTAATGTTGAAAGCGTTGACTTCATAGCTCCTGATATAGTTGAAAGTCCTCCCTTAAATGTTTTGGCTTGTTTTTCCATTGCTCCACCAAAACGAGAGTCCATCATTTCAAATAAAGTCTTATTAAATAACTCTAAATCTTGAATTTGTCCCTTATTATTAAAGATTTCCAAACCTTTACTTTTTCCAAATTCAGCTATCATATTTTTAGTTATTCCAAACTCTTTTAATCTTTCAAGTTCTCCAGTTCTTGCATCGGCAACAGCTTCAATTGCTTGGTCAAAACTTTTACCCATTCCTGAAGCCATATCTCCTATCATTTCTAAATAGGTTCTATTAGTAGTCTTTAAAACTCTATCTCCTTCAATCCCATAAGATTGAAGTTTTGTCATTCCTCCAACTACTTCTTCTGTTTCAAATGGTGTTTTATTTGCAAACCTACTTGCCCAAGCTAATTTTTTTCTTGCTACATTTGGGTCTTTCAAAACAGTTTCAAGGGTATTTCTATACTGTTCAATATTTGCAGCACCTTCGATAGCAGTCTTTATTGTAAAACCTGCTGCTAATGTTGTGGCAATTCTTTTTAAAACTCCTAAAAATGTATTAGCTTTGTTTTTACTATTTTCAAACTGTTGCTGTGCATAATTTCCAAAATTTCCTAGTCTTCTTTTAAGTCCCTTAAAACCATTCTTTAATCTTGAAATAATAGGAAAGTTAGCTATAATCTTAGTTTTTAAAGTATTAAAAGTTGAGCTAATTTTACTTTTCAAATTAGTAAGATTTTGCTTTACTGAGCTAATTTTATTCTTTAAACTACTAAATGCTGAACTTATAGAATTTTTAGTGTTATTCATACTATTTTTTAAAGTATTTATTTGTGCATCAATTTTTTTTAAAGAATCTAATCCATCTCCTATTACTTTAAAATTCAGACTTAATTGTTCAAGCATAGCTAACCCTCCTTTCTAGTTTTTATTTTTTCTTTTAATATAGTTATCCCAAGCTAACTGTAAAAGCATATACTCCTCATAACATAACTCCCCAACAGTTTTATCAAAATATGGAATTTTTGACTCAAAGCAAATATCAAATCTTCCTTGTTTAATTTCCCTTATTTTCTTCAAAGTTTTTAATGAATAAAAAGGGTGTTTGTTGAAACTCTGTGATAACTGTTACAACTGTTTCTAATGCTTCTTGGTCCATATTAAAAAATTCTATGTCTCTCGCTTCAATAGGTTGAGCTATAAAATTTGTCAATAACTCTTTTCCTGTTGTTAATTCTTCTTTCTTTGATAATAATTTAAAAAATGTATCTGTTGAAACTCTCTCTATTCTGAAAGGTCTATCTATTGTTTTAAAATCTTTTCCTGTCATCATTAAATCAAATTCTAAAGCTCCTAAACCTTCTGTCTTAAAGATTACATTTGAAATATTCTTATTTTCTAATTTTTCTAAAAATTCTTTATTTTTTAATTCTTGTTGCTCTTTTTTATTTTCCATTAGTTTATTACCTCACTTACTCCCACACATACAAGTTTAAATTCTCTTGAATCAGATTCTCCATCATTTGCCAACTCACTTTTATTTACTGCAATTTCTTTTATTGTTACTCCTCTACTGTACTTTGGAATTGAACTATCTTTAAAATATCCTGAACCAGTTATTACATTTTCTGAAGCATTTAAAAGTATCTTTTCATCTTCTGTACCTGTTGCAACTGTAATTGTTATTTCAATGTTTGGATCTGGGCTGTATAAGATCCTTCTTTCTCCATAAATACTTTTATCTGATTGTTTATATCTATCTTCAGGAGCTCCAACACTCAAACTTCTAAAATTTTTAAAAGTATATCCATTGAAAATAAAAATTTTTTTACTTAAATCAACCATTATTCTTTACCTCCAATATCTTTATTAGTTTTCATTAATGTTAAATCAATGAAATAAGCCCAATTTCTAAGTCTAAATAAAACCTTAGGTCTTATTATTCTTAGTCCTTTTTCTGTCGCTGTCTGATTAACTGGGAAAACAGTATATTGATATTTACCATTTAATTTTGCAAGTAAATTATTAGCCCCCATTTCTTCCATAACATTGTTTAATGTTTCTTCTAAAAAAGCATACCCTTCCTCATCTTGTGGGAAACCCTTTTTAATCATAGCTTTTTCTAAATTTTCATTTAGATTTACAATGATACAATCAATAGCAGTTGTATCATCTAAATAAGTTCCATCTGTTGCTTTTCCACCATTGGCTGTTATATAGCCTTCTGATGTTCTTTTTTCCACAAATGTAATATTATTTTTTGTAAGTTCAGGCTTTTTAGCTAGTTCAGTATCAGCTGTTACTCCTTGTAACTCTATCATTGAGCTTCTGTATCCTGCTCCTTTTGTTATTACTACTCCTGCATAAGCTGCTGCTTTATATTCTTTGTTAGTTTCATCTCTTTTTAAATTCCAAATAGGTACTATTCTATCAGATTTTAAAGTATCAGCTATTGGATAAGCCTTTACTTCTGTAATATATATTTTTCTATTTTCAGTTAAGAATGAGCTTACAGCTTTCATAGTTTCAACAGTATCAAAAGTTGTTATAAGTGCATACCATTCTTTATCTAAATTTTCATTTAAGACCTCTTTCAATTTATCTTCAATTTTTTCTTGCCCTGTTACTGTAATTCCAATTATTCCAAAAAAGTCAGGTTTTAATATATTCCCGTCTCCATCTCTTTGCCCTAAAAACTTCTCCACTAATTTATACACTTTTGAATTATTTCCAAAATCATTAGCAACATCTTTAGAGTTCATATAATATTTAAAATCTGCATTCTTATCATTTGTAACTATAAGGGTTTTATTAAGTGCAGCTATTGTTAAATTTAACTCTTGTTCTAATGTTATTTTTATTGGTTCTCTATATACTCCCATTATTCTTTCCTCCTTGCTATTCTGCTTTTATGCTTTTCATTAACTAATAATTCTATCTCTTTTATTAGTTCAAGTTCTCTTTCTTTTGTTATCTTCATATATTCAAAAACTATGTCAAAACTACAGCGATATTCATATTTAGCATTAATTAATTCATTTAATGATTTTATTTCACTACTTTTTACAACTCCAGCTTCTATTCTTCCAATTTCTCTTCTCGCATTGAAAAGAATTAGTTCCCTTAGTTCAGTTGAATTTTCCAAAGCCTCTTCTTGTGTTTCAGAATATACATCAAATTGAAGTCTTGCCATTATTCTGTATTCTGTTATTTCAAGATATTTTTCATCTTTTTTTATGTATTCTCTTTCTGTGTATCCTCTAAAATCAGCACTGTTTATATTTAAAACTTGATAAGTTGCATAGGGCTTTCTTGGAGACTTTTTATCAGTAAAAGCTGGGATAATTTGGATATTACTCATTTTGTTAAGCAGTTCAATTATAAGATTAATCATCTTTTGTGCTCCTTTTTAAAATATAGCTTTTTATATCAGCTAAATAATCAAAGTCAGTTATTTCGATTATTTTAAATTCTTCTTCTCTTAAAATAGCAATATCTCCTTCTTTTAGCTTCTCTTTTGTAAATAATTCCATATCTTTAAGAGTTATTTCGCCTTGTGGATAATATTTCAAAGTATCAGATGAAACAGGCATATATACTCCTTTTATAATCTTTTCTTTCTCTTCATCAGCTATATATTTTCCTTTCTCCCATTTTCCTTTAGCTTTTGAAATAACTTTTATATTTGTTATGTGCTTACTTAATAAAATAACTTTATCCATTTTATACATCCTTAAAATCTGCTAAATATTCTATTGTTCCATTTTCATTTACTATTTGATATCTAATTGACTTGATTAAAAACCTGTTATCAAGAAGTGGTTTTGTATTATTAGTCTGTCCATTCTTAGTTTTTATTTTTAAAGTTTTTGGATCATTTGGAACTGCCCAAGCCTGAGCTGTAGCAATACTTTGAATTATTAAACCCCTTATAGTTTCTCCTATCTCCATAAGGGCTTCTTTTCCACTCTTTTCCCCTTTTATAACCTTCTTGGGTGCTGCTTGAATCAAGTTTGAAATGATTCCTCTGTTACTATCAAAAGCATTTCTCATAAAAGGACGGGCTGGTATATCAGAAGTCCCAAATTCATTCCATATTGCATAATTTAATATTGTTGTTTTTCCATCTTCTCCCATTAAACTTTTATCAATAGCTAATATTCCAATTTCTAATTGATGCTTTGCCAAGTATTCAATTTCTTTTAATGATTTAACTATCATATTTCTACAACTCCAAACAAGTCCTTAACTCCTCGTATGAAATTATCTGATTGTTCTATCTTATTAAGAAAAGTATAGTTTATTCCTCTTATTCCATAACTCTTTAACCCCTCAGCATTTGAAAGTTCTTCTTTTATAGTTGAACAAATGAACATTAAAAGGTTTTCAGTTAGTTCTTCATACCCAGCAATGTATTCAATTTCTACATAAGAATCTACTGTAATAATTTCATCAAATATTACTTTTCTATTTACAAAACTGAAAGGGAGTTTTTTACACCCTTTTTTAGCGTTCAATACCCTTTCAATTCTTTTCCTAGGTAAGAATACATAGTTTTTATTAAGTCCACTAACTAAACTCGTTATTTGCCCTTTTAGGAGTTCATAGCCTAATATTCCCTCTATCTTTTTTATTATTGCATTAATATAAAAATTTAAAAGTTTTTCATCCTCAATATTAGTGAGTATTTTAGCAATTTCTAAATCATATTTAATTCCCATGCTATCCCCTTGCTAGCATTGTAAGAGGGAATAATCCCTCTTAAATTATGCTTTTTTAACTATTTTTATAATGTTTTCAGGTAATTGAACTCCAAAACCTACGCCTTTTTCCATGTAGTATTTTGTGTATCCTTTAGAAGTCACTTTATCTTCTAATCTCATTGTCATAGCATTATTTTGAATTCCCATCACTGCTGTACTTAAATCTGCAAATACTCCAATAATATCTGTTCCAGCTGTTGCTGTATCTATTCCTTTAAGCTCTGCATTTTCTGAATCAACAAGTATTACTGGTCTTGACATTAATGTTCTAGTAGTCCCAGTGTCTAAGTCTGTAAGATAAAAATCTTTTTGACTATTTTTAAGTTTTGCTATTCTTGCCCAAGTTTCTGGAGAAAAATACCATTTTGCTTGTTGTGCTATTGCTTCTTTCATTGAATAATATGCTGTTATTATAGAGTCAACAAATGTTGTGTCATCTGTTGTATCAAATTCAACTTTTTTCTTAACAGATGTATCTTTTAATATCCCTATTGGGGTATTTGTTCCTGTTCCACTAAATAAAGTATCTGCTAATCTTAAAGATAAAGCATATTCAACTCTTTTTAGTAGAAAATTAGCATATCCTACAAAATTTGTTGCTAATAATTTATTGGTAATCTTAGGCATTGCATATAATTGATGTATAGCAATACTCAAATTTTCAAGTTTTGAAGCAGTAGTTTCTTTTCTGTTTTCTTCTTCTCCTACCCACCCAGTTTCTGGTAGTCCTGCAACTTCTCTTGGAATTGTAAGACTTCCATCAGTTATTGGGATAAATGTTATATCTGTCAAAACTGGATTAATATCTGTTAATCTTTCCAAAATTGTATTAACATACTGTGTTTTTACAGCAGCAGCAGTATTTGATGTGCTTGCAGGATCTGCAAAACTTACTTCTGTTTCCTCTGTAAATACTATATCAGCTGATTTTCCAGTTTTTTCTACTGCTTGTATCATTGCACTAAATTGTTCAGCAGCTGTTACTTCTTTTCTAGTTGGTTTAAAATCTGCTTTTAAACCTTTTATAACTTCATTAAATTCATTCATTTTTTTTTCAATTTCTGCTTTGAATTCACCATTTAATTCAGTTTTTATTTCTTCAAATTTTGAATTAATTTCATTGAATTTAACAGGTAAATTTTTAATTTCTTCAGGTGTTCCTGCTTCTAATAACTCAGTTTTAAAGTTTGCTAATAATTCAGCCATTAATAATTTTAATTGTTCCTTATCCATTTGTCCTATTCCTCCATCTTCTTTATTAAAAACTCTTGTTACTTTACTTCCTTTTACAGCACCTTTAGGTGTTAAACTCCCCTCATGAGCTTCAAACTTATTTATATCTATGTAATACTTACCATTTTCACTATATTCTTTATAATCTACAATGTTTCCACCCACTGACATTTCAAAAGGTAGCTTCATTTCTTTCATAAGCGAATACAACTTTACAGCTTCAGGATTTATATAATTTCCATTATCATCTTTTGATAAATGAAACTCTCCCACAACTTCAAATCCCTTCTCTGTTTCTTCTCCTACTAATTTTCCAACTGGTAATAATTCACCATAATGATTGTATAAAAGGAGTAAAGTCTTCCCATTATTTCCTTGCATACTTCCTTTTTTAAATCTATAAATACCCTTTGCAAGACTCTCATTTTGCATATTTACAAGTATTCCTGTAAATCTTCCTGGTGTCCCTTCTTCTTCCTTAAACTTTTCAATTTCACAAGTAAAATTTAAAGTTTCATCAGAAAAATTAATTCTTTTCTTTATCTTTTTCTTTGACATACCTACTCCTTTTATCTAAAAATAATTAAACAACTACATCTAACGACCTCAGAAACTGGCAAACTATCTTGATGTGGATACTCAGCTTCTACACCATCTTTTAACTTCCATTTATAATCTATATCAACCCATTTATTGCTTATAGCTTTATGATGTGGTCTATATGTCTTTTTTCCTCCAACATGTATCCAGCATTTTTCTTTCATCACATTTTTAGCAGTTTCATAACTTGTTGTATTAATGCTCTTACTTGTTTCAGTTCTTGCTATTGTGCTGGCTCTTTGTTCTGTCATACCATTAATATTTTTTACCAGTTCTTTAACTACTTCATTATGTGATAAGCCTTCTTCTTGCCCTGTTGTAATTATCTTATTTAAAATATTTTTTGTTGTTGCTGTCATTTTAGTTGCTTGTTTTCCAGCATTCTTTATATTCCAATCCTTTAAAAAATAATCTCTAATACCTTTTATAGTTTTAGATTTTATTGTTTTCTTGTAGATGTTTTGAAAGCCTTTAAAAGTCTCCTCGAATGTATATAAGTAAACTACTTCAAGTCCCTTTTTAAATTTCTTCAAAAGCCATTCATAGTCAATATTTATAATCATTTTTACATCATATTTTTTTGAATTATCTTCAATTATTTTGTCTCTTAATTCTATAAATATCTTTTCTATAATTTTTTTATTTCTTGCACTTAGCCGTCTTTCTAATGCTTTTAATGCTTTTATTTTTTGAACTTCCTTCTTCATACATCCTCAGCTCTTTCGCTTTCTGTTGTTGCTGGTTCAGTAATTTCTTCTAGTGTCATATCTCCTCCACCAACAAGCAAGACATCCCCACCTTTTATTTGTTCCAAACTTAAATCAGTAAGTGATGATATAATTCTTCTATATTCATTTATTGTTACCCGATTTTTCAAAGGTTCTAATTTTTGAATAATATCCCCTATATCGTCTTTTAACTCGTCAGCACCAGACAAATCATAGTCTATATACTCTCCATTTTTTAAATAATCACTTAATAAGTAATTAAGCCAATTTTTTAAATTGTTAAAAAACGGGATTACTGCCTCTCTATATAGTTCTTTTTTGGCTTGTTTCCTATTTTGATAAGTTGAATCTCCACCACCTACTAGTTCAATTGGGACATCAGCAGCAATGGCAGCTCTTTCATGTGCTTTCTGTTCTGCCATACTCCAGTCAGCATCAATAGGAGCTTTTGAAGTATCCTGATATTTAAGCCCTGAACCAAGTACCAAAGGGCTACCAGCATTCTCAGCTCCTGCGTAATGTGCTGAATATTTGCTTCTTATTTCTTCTCTATCTTCCTTATCTACTGCACCTTCTGTCTGAAGTATTCCTCCTGGCTTTCCTAAATTATTTGCCAAGCTCCAGTTCCATTTCCAAGCCTTGAATAAATAAGCTCCAAATATTGCTAATGCATTCTGTTTGCTTCTTCCTTGTCCTATTCCATTTCCACTAACTCCATCAATTATGTTGTCATAATTTGGAGAAGTAAGCCACATATAGTTTTTTAATTCATCCCCAGTTATTGTTTTAGCTGGGTTATGGATTTTTATTTCTCTTATCCTTCTACCTTCAAAATACACTGTAAAATTATTTGGTGAGTGTATATATAAGTCAGGAGCAAGTGAGGGTAGCCCTTTTATAAGTTCTAATAAAACTCCATTATTTGAACCTTCTAACCACACTATTAAATAATCTATAAAATCCTGAAATGATGTATTTGGATTAATCATTCTAAAAATCTTATTTAAAATATGATTATCAACTTTTTTCTTTCCATCCTCTTTTCCTATATAAATGCCCATTTCTATGTTTTGACAAGCCTTTATCTTTTTCTTAATTGGTAGCATAAAGCCTGGCTGTTCCCATATTGTTGACATATATTCAGATGCTTCAAAATTCTTCCCATCTCCAGTCATTACAGAACAATCCTTGAAAAACCAATTTTTAAAAAATTCTCTAATACTCATATACCCACTTCCCTTTTTTCATATCATTAGAAAATGCGTATCTTGTTGCATCTATTGTATGGTTATTAGAATCACATAAGCGTGGTAATGGATTCCCTTCACGATCAGTGTCATAATCAATCATTTCAAATTCTCTTGATATGTTTGGAGTTCTTTTTGGATCTATTACTATTGCTTCCAAATCAGAAAGCCATTTTTCCCCATACTCAACACTTCCAGCACCTTTTTTTGCTCCCCATGCACTTATGTCGTATTCCTTTAATTCATCAATAGATTTGGGTTCAGCACTATCACACATAACCAGCTCATCATAGCCTTTTGAAAGAATATAATTTGCTAGATTTCTATTTTTTAAACCTACTCCATAATACTCATCCAACGCATAAATAATACTTTTCTTTTTATCATATCCCCATCTGACAAAAGCTAGAGGATCAACTCCATAACCCCAGTCCACTCCATTTCTAAATTTTTCAAGTCCTGCAATCTCTGAAGCTTCTATTTCTCTTATCTCTAGGTTAGGAAATGGAACAAGTCCATTGCCTATTGGTTCTCCCATATATACAAGTCTATATTTTGTTTCATCTTTTGCTTTAACTGCTTCAGCTTCTTTTATAAACTCTTCTGATATATGTGGATTTTCTAAATATGTTGAATGATGTACATATACATTATTTTCTATGAAAGAATAATTATATTTTTTATTAACCCAGTTATGTTTCATCTTTGGAGGGTTATAAGAAAAGAATCCTTTGTAAATAAGTCCCTTTTCTAATTTTCCTCTAAATATAGAATTTAAAACTGTTTCAACTTCATCTTCGTTCTTAAACTCTGCAAGTTCCTCAAACCAGTATCTAGCAACTGGGAATTGTGCCTCTTTTATAGATTTACTTTTTTGAGGGTCATCTACACCCATAAAAATGAACTTATTACCTCTCTCTTTGTAAATAATTTCAAGAGGACTAAGTTTATATTCAAAGTATTCCTCTACTCCTAAAAATTTAATAGCCCATTTTATTTGTTCATATACTGATTTTCTAAGTGTTTCCCCTACTTTTCTAAAACAAATCGTATTGACGGGATATTGCATTAAATCAACAACTAAAATCAAAGCAATATTAGTTGATTTTGCTGAACCTCTTCCACCTTTGCAAACTAAACGAGTGTATTTATTACTTTTCCAAGCTGAATAAAGTGGGTAAAATTTAGAAGTTAATAAGTCTGATATTTTAAGTTGCTTTCTCTTCTTCTTTGATATCATCAACTATTAACACCCCTCTTTCTTCTTCCTCAGCATGTTGCTTTTCTTTCTTTTCTTTTTCTCTTCTTTTATCCATTTTTTCCAAAACATTTGCTATTTTAATCAACGAGTCAGCCACTTTTGGGTCAACTAATGTTTGAGGATTTTCAATGATATTTAAAAGCATTTTCTTATGTGCTTCATCTAAGATTTCACCCATATCATCAACTGATAATTCTTTTAACTTTCTTGCTTCTTCAAACTCTTCTTTATTTTCTTTTATCCACCTGTAAACAGTGCCTTTACTTTTATTTAAAGCACTAGCTATTTCATCAATACTTTTATTATCTGCATACATTCTTTTAGCTTGTACGAGCTCTAATTTCATAAAGACACCTCCATACTTTTTATTTTATTAAGCAAAAATATTCAGCTTTATCTGCTAATTTTCCAAATGTTACCCTTTTATACTCTTTTATAATAAATTCACATTCAAAATTATTTTTTAATAACCTTGATAAATTATTATTTACACTCCCAAATACAAGAAATACATTATTTTTATTTTGATTTCTTTTTATAAATTCAATTAATCTATTGTCATCTTTAACTGACCAATTAATCCCTTTGTCAGTAGCATAGTTATATCCAATAAATTGTTCTTCCTCTTTGTTTATTTTTTGAATATATGGAGGGTCTAAGAATATAAAACTATTTTCAAACTCCCAATTCTCATCAAATAAATTATTAGTGATTTTGATACTTTTTAATGCTTTCATATAACTTTCTAAATTTTGTAATTTTTGTGGAGAGTAAAAAGCATTTGATAAACTTGTACTGCAACCACCAAACCCCATTAAAATTTTAAGAACCATTTTTTCATCTTCACTAAAAACTTCATGTTCTTTTTTATTTCTTATTCTTTTCCCACAGCATGGACAACACTCTGAAAAAATATTTTTAAACTTCCTATTTTCTTCATCAAATTTAGCTCTCTCATCAGTATATACATCTCTAGCATTTACTTCTAAATCATGATTAATGTATTCAAGTCCCTTTTTATATACTTTCAAAGCATCTTCTTTTAATAAACATTCAATTTTATCATCTTTTACATTTGCTAACACTTTCAATTTATTAAATTCATTTTTAAATGACAATGGAATCTCCATTGCTCCAGCAAATAAGTCAATAAAATTTTCTTTATAATTTTCTTCAAATATTTCTTTTATTTCTTTATAAAATCTTCCCTTGCTCCCAAAATATGAAAACGGAGGCTTTACTCTTCCCATTTGTACTTCTCCTTTTAATCTTTTATTTTCCATACTTGTTATAACTTGTTCCAGAAATAAATGTTGCAAAATTTGCAAAGATTATAAAATTTGCAATAAATAAAAAAGCACACCATTTTTGATGTGCCTTTTTTTGATATTTTATTTTTTAATATATTCAATTAATGCCTGTTCTATTATCCAAGAGAGAGTTTTTTCAGGATATTTTTTTTCTATTTCTGCTAGAAGTGTTGGAGTTATCCGAAAAGATTTTGTTACTTTCTTTTTTTCTTCTTCCAATTTTCTTCTCCCTGCTCCTTCTCTTTTTCCCCCTAATACCATAATTATCTTCCTCTTTTTAATTTCTTTATTTTCTTGATTGAATTTATTATAACAATTATATCAATTAAAATTATAATTATAAAGAAAACTTTGTTTTTAGAATAATGCAAGTAAGTTATTAGTAATAATGTGTTAACTATCAATAAAAGAGTATTCTTCATATTGTTTTTATGAGTAAAATCTGATATAATTTAATCAAGAAACTGGATTACTCCAGTTCCTTGATATTTGAGTTAGTTGAAATAACTTACTAATAGAATTATCAGCGTTAGGACTGCTATGATTAACTCTATTATTGCTGTTATTAGTTCAATTAACTCTTTTTTATTCCCTCCTTTCTTTTGATTTTTTTTCTTTTTACTCATTTCTTCACCTCCTTATGTATTTATTATACCATACTTATTTGATTTATGCAATACATTTTTCAAATTTTTATAAACTTTTTTAGATTTTTTTTTGGAATTTTTACCATTATTAAAACTAACAAATTATGAGTATTTAATTGATTTTTAACTAATATACTATTTAATAAAATTCTAATAAAATTACCACTACTTTGAACATAAAAAAAAGAGCTTTTGAACTCTTTTAAAATAGATTATATTGTAAACTTTTTTTAACTTGAAGGGAGCTTTTAAATGAGCTATCTTTTTCAAGTAATTCCAAACTTTCCAAATCAATTTGCCAAGTATATTTTTTAGAATTTTTTATACATCTATACCCTAATGTACCAATTTTACAATAATTGTATATTGTACCTATTGAAACATTAAGTCTATTAGATGCTTGTGCTACACTTATATATTTCTTAGCCATTTTCTCTCCTCCTTTTAGTATTCCTCTCAATTATATTAACATATTTTATTTTAATTGACAATATAAAAAGTATCATAAAGAAAATAAAAAGGACAGGTTGAACTGCCCTTTTTACCTTTTAAATAAACCTATTTTATTAAATTACTATTTTATAATACCTAAATTAAATTCTACTCCATTTCCAGTTTTATATACAGCTTCTCCTGTTATTTCGGCAGGAATTTTATAAACTATATTTGTAGTCTTAGAAGTAAGAGGATTTAATTTATCAAAGAAAACTCCCCAACCATCTACTAAGAATGTTTCTGTGTGATCATATTCATACTTAGTACCATTATAATCAATGTACACAGACCCTTCAAAGATTGTTCTACTTTCTTTATCAACATTTTTAAAAGTCATATTGATTATTAAATATTTAGAATCTTTTTCAGCTTTTAGACTTTCAAAGTCATCAATCTTTTTACTATTTACAACTTCCACTGAATTTATAGTTACTTCAAAATAACCACTTTTACCTGTTTCCCCTACTTGTAAGTATTTTTTTGTTTCTTCTTTTTTAGATGGTTCTGAATTGGAGTTAGATGTTGAACTATCATTTCCTCCAAACATTGAAAACAAAATTATAACTACTATTACCCCAATAACTCCATACAAAATTTTTTTCATTTTGTCCCTCCTAATAAAATTTATGATATATATTGTATTATATTTACTAAATTTTGTCAAAAACATATACAAAAAAAGCCCTAGAAATTTCTAGGACTTTTAATATTTTCTCTAATTTTTTTAAATGCTCTATACTTTATACTATGTACCCACTGCCTTGATATTCCAAGTTTTTTAGCTACTTCTTCTCCTGAATAATCTTCAAAAAATAAATATTTTATTACTGTTCTTTCTTGTTTTGTACAATACTTTAATAACTTCTCTACAAGAACTTTATTTTCTAAGTTATCTATTTCTATGTTTTTATCCTCAATCTCAAAATTTTCTAGTTCTGAAAAGTATAATCTTTCTTTTTCTCCTTTTTTTATGGATTCAATAACATACTGGGGGACCCTATATCTTTCTTTATCTATGAATCTCCTAATTTTTGCTTCTATATGAAAATACAGATGTGTCATAAATTTCGTATTATAGCTTTCATCATAAGTTTTTATTGCTTCATAGATTCCTAAAACTCCTTCTTGAAATCCATCATCTGTGTTACCCCACTTATAATTAATCTTTCTAACTGCATTCAAATACTTTTCAATCAGAGTTTCAGTAGCTTCATTGTCTCCCGCCTTGGCTTTTCTTATTAGCTCTAAAATTTCAGTACTTTCCATTTTATCACCTTATAATTATAGTGCTAATTTACTCCTTACTATCTTTTCTTCAGCTACTTTTATAATGTTTCTCAGTTCTTCTTGTTCCCCAATTATTTCAAGTTGTCTACTTTCGATTCCTGCTCTTTTTTCTTGTAGTTTTTTCAATTTAGAATTTAAAAGCTCTATCTCAGCTTGGATTAACTCCTTTTCTTGTTTTAAATTATTTCTTTCTTTAAAGTAATTATCTTCAAAATTATCTTCAGCAATTTTAGCCCTTTTTAAGTTTTCTAGCAAAATGTTTAAAATTGCTTTGTTTCCTTCAGCATCTAAGTCATAATCTATAGGATAACAAGTAACTAAACTTGACTCCACAATTACATAAGTCATCATTTTATCCTTATTTATATAGAACTCAGCTTTTTTATGTTTATCATAAGAAGCAGTACAGATATATTCTAATCTTCCTAATTCAAATTTTAAATTTATTTCTAATTCTTGAATTTTCTCTTCATTTGCTTTCTTCCAAATATCCCAAGTTCTATCACTTACGATATTTGCATTATGTACTCTTGAGGCATATCTCATAAGAGCATGCCTTGTTATATTAATTTCTTTCATTATTTCCTCCTATAAGTCTTAAATATCTATTTTCTCCTAAACAAATCACTTCATTATGTTTTTTTAACATTCTCTTTAATGCAGCAAAACTTGGAAACCAAGGTAAAACATGAGAATATTTTTCATACATTCCTCTCTTCTTACAATGCTTTTTCCCATATATTTTTTCACAAGTTTTTATAAATTTTTTTGAGAATTTTGCTTTTTCTACTATATGCCCCCAATCTTCTTCAGATGTTTGTATTTCTCCATCAACAATTACTGTATATCTTAAAATCATATCTTTTTCAAAGCTTAATAATCCTATGAAGACCTCATGTTCATCTATTTCAAATTTTAAAAATCTATCTACTATAAATTGCTCTTTTAACCAATTATAATCCTCATTTGTTATTATTTTCCTCTCCATTAATACCTCTTTTCTCTTGCCATTCTACTATTTCTTCAAGAATATATATTAACTTGCTACAATCTTTAACTGTCATATTTTCCATTGTTTTATCTTTTCCTAGATATTGTTCTATGAACTCTTTCTTATCCTTCTCATAGTAGACTTTGTTGTATAAATTATTAAACTTATTTATTTGCTTTTCTGTTGCATAATTATTTATTAATCTTTGAAGTATTTTTATAAGAATCTCAGCCTGATTATAGCTGAGATCCTTACTAGACTCCTTATTAAATTTGCTTTTTAAAAGTGCTCTATATTCTTCATCTTTTAACCTTGCTTTATGCTTTAATGTATGAATATATTTAATTTGATGTTTCTTTATCTCCTTCATTTTTTAAATCCTCCATTACTGTAGTCATAGAAAGAGGTATATTAATTTTATTCCCATTCTCATCTTTGTAATATGCTTCAATGAATGTCTTAGACTTCTGAGGTTTCCAAGCTTCTTTTATTATTTGAACTCCTTCACTTAGTTCAGTATCATTTATATTTCCAGCTATTTTTTCCAACTCCATAACTCTTGAAGCCTTTAAATTCCCGTTTTTATCTTTCTTTAGTAATAAATTAACTATTTCTAGTAAATGTGTATTTTCTTCCTGAACTGTCTTATAAATATAATTTTTAACCTTTTCTATTCCTGCATGAACTGTATCATCAAAGCTATCAAGCATTCTATAACCTAATGTTATAGATATTTTCCCATCAGTTGTTGTAAATGTGTGAGATTGTTGATTCTCTTTTACTCCATAAAGTTCAGCTTTTAGTTCTAAGATACTTTTAAAATCATCAAATACTTCTTTTTTTACTGTTGTTATTTGATTAGATACACCTTTTACTTTCTCCATTGCTTTTATTACAGTTTCATCAACAAGAGTTTTATAACCTTCTACCTTTGCTTTTCTTTCAGCTTTTTCTTGTGCTTCTTCTTCTAAGATTTGTTTTTTTAATGCTGCTTTTTGTTCATCTGTCATGTTCTTAAAATCTAAATTCATTTTTTCCTCCTATTTCTTCTTTTAATTCTAATATTTTAAATTCTTTTAAAACTTCACTATTAACATCTCTAGAATCCCCATTTTAATCTTCTAAAACCCATAATAATGCTTCTTTATACTTTGCTAAAGGATATAATGTAAAACTAGATCCTTTATTTTTTTCAATTTCTTTCTTTACTCTTTCTAATTCTTTTAAAATTTGTTTTTTAGTCTTAATATTCAAACCTCCATAAATTTTCCAAATTAATTAAAATTTCATATCCTGTTAATACATCCATAAGCCTTGCATACACTCCATTATTATCTTCATAAGAATAAACAATTCCATTAATTTTATATAAATCTTTTATTTCCATAATCTAGTCCTTTAATCTTGTAAAATTTAAAACAGTAAAACCAACATCTTCTGTTCTATACTTCTTTTTTAAATCATCTTTTTCCTCTTCTACAAACTTTTCCAACATCTTATTTGTCATTTCTTCATTGAGTTTTACTGTCCAACTTGTAACTATTATATGTCCATCTACTGAATATGCTCCGCTAATATAATATCTATACCCTCTATTTCTTTTAAAAATACCTTTTTTATATTTTAAATCTTGTCCTATATTAAAACCTGCTATAAACATAGCTAGAAGTAATCCACCTAAAGCCCAATCACTCATTATGACTCCTTGTCAAATCTTACCCATAAATATCTTGCTTTTTCCCCATTATCATTAACAACCTCAACCATGCTAGTACTTGTATCTACATCTAATACTTTATATTCTTTATCTAATGTCAATTCTCCATTAGCCTCTATAATGCACTTTACAATATCACCCTTTTCTAGTTTCCACATTTGAACCTCCTTGATTATTAGCAGCTACTAATATAGAAGCTACTAAAATTGCTAGTATTTTCCTCATGTTGTTTCTCTCCTTGTAATTTCATTCAAAGCCTGTTTTTTAGTTCTAAAATAGTTATTTATGAAAAAGTTATATTTATCTATTGTTGTTCCTTGCTCTTTTATCCTTCATATAATATTGAACATATCCACAAAATAGTAATATTCCCCAGTTTTTACTCTTTTTCTTTTCATTCTATCCAGCACAATTCTAAGCAACACTAAATTTTTGAAAGTTTTTTATTTATTATTGCTATAATTTTTTTAAATTCTTCTGTAATTTTTATATAACTTTCCCTAGCTTTTGAATTACCTTTGTTGGCTGCTTGAATGTAATTCTTTCTTTTCACTGAAAGAGCTGCTAATTCATTTAACTCCTTATCAATTTTTAGTGCATCCTTTCCATATTCTTTTGTTAAAATTTTCTTTGCTTCTTCAGTTAATATTTTATCTTTCATATACTCCTCCTTAAAGTGCTAATGTTGATAATGCTGCATCTATATATTTTTTTTCAATTTTTAATGAATTGTTTTGTAAAGCTATTTCATAACTTGCTGTTAAAACATTTGCTAAGTTTCTTGCTGATCCTCTTGCTTGTATATTTATATAACTTATTAATGTCTGTAGCTCACTTTCTTTATATAGTTCTGTTTCATTTTTTAAAAATTCTTTCACAATACTTGAAACATCATCTATTGCTAAATCTTTTAGTGTTATATTTACAACTGCACGACTTGATAAATATTCATATTCTTTTTTTCTTGATAAAATTTTACTTTTTAATGCTTCAGTTCCAGCAATAACCACACCAATCCCTGTTTGGTCTGCTATACTTCTGATAATATCAATTACATTTGCTTTTAAGTGTTCTCCTTCGTCAATAATTATGATGGTTTCTGTTAGTTTTACAGCATCTTTTATTCTATCTTTTAGAGTTTCAGAACTTCCACTTGTATCAAGTTTTAGCTCTTTTGCTAACTTTTTAATAAGTCCTACACTAGATATTCCATTTTCTGCTGTTATTAAAACTCCTCTACCTTTGTAAGTTTTTAACCATTCTTGTAGAGCATGTGTCTTTCCAAGTCCTGCTCTCCCATAGATATATCCTATTTTTGCACTTTCTATAATTCCTTCTGTTATGTTAGAACTTACATAATTTTTTATAGTATTTAATACATGAAATACTCTCTTTTTTGATTCAGTGTTTATAGAAAAATTTATTCTTTTTATTTTTCTTTTATGTCTATTTAAGAAGTCTTCCACTTTTTCTGAAAAGGCTTCATTATCTCCAGTATATGTTCCTTTTCTCCACTCTGATAATGTACTTGCTCCTACTCCCATAGCCTTCGCTATTTTCGTATAACTCATATTATTTTCCTCAGAAAATATTTCTAATCTTGCTCTTAACTCTTCCATTATTCCTCCTAATCTTCTAAATATACTCCTTCACCTATGAGTATTTTTTCTTTTTTACTTTTATTTTCTATAACCTTAGTATCTTCGACTATTGTGCTATCAATTAAACCTAAATCATCTCTTATGTCTTCTCTTATTCCCATAATTTCTTTACTTAACTTGCTAATTTTTTGTAATCTTTTCTTATGTGTCTTAATTGCTGTAACATCTTTCCAACCAGCAAGCCCAAGTTGTTCAGCTTTACAAAGAAATTCACCAGTTTCTTTATATACATAAATGTAAGTTAAATCATGAGGATCATACTTAATTTTTGCTTTTTCTGTCTGATGATAATATAAGTATTCATTAACATAAGTATTTCCCATAAATTCAATACCATTTTGTTTTATAGTTCTTATTTCTTCATATAAGAATAATAGCCTAATTTCTTGTTCTGACAACATTCTTCTATTTGCAACAGGATTTTCTTCTTCAAACACTTCAAGTGGAGTTCTATTATTCATCCCTCTACCTCTATGACCTTTCAATCCTGCTGCTCTCCTTAAAGCATAATAATTATGGTTTTTAGTTTCTATAAACTTTTCTATCAGCTCTTCAAGCTCCCATTGTTCTAAAATTTCACCTTTATCTAATTTTTGCATTGCGAAACTTCTGAGATGTTCAGGTCTTTCTATAATGTTTCCACCTTTATAAGTTTCAAATTGCTTCGTAAAACTTTCTTTAAAATCAACGAACCATCTTTCTATATGTTTAGCTTGTGCATTATATGCTTTTGCATGGTCTACATCTATTCCCAAGCTTGCATATATTCCATCAAGTTCATCGGTCCCTTTTAATACTTTTGATTTATATGCTTTACCATTATCTGTATAAATATATTGTGGAACTCCATACTTTTCAATTCCTCTTTTTAATGCTATTGCAATTGCTTCTGTTGTTTCACCCCAAGCTAAGCTCCAACCCACTATAAACCTACTTTTTACATCAACCCAAACGATTAATTTTGGAGATCCAAAGTATCTTTCTCCATTTGCTTTTTTCCTATTTCCTTGATAGCACATCATTTCCAAATCATGCCCATCTGACATCCAAACTTCTCCAGCTTTTATGTCCTCATAACTTCTTTCAATGTACGGCGTATGAGTGTCTTTAAACTCTTTGCTTCCCATTCTTGCTTTATTCTTTTCAATAATGTTTATATCTTTATTAAGATAATTTCTTAAAGTACCATAGCTGATTGCCTCAACTCCAAACATTGCAACTATTCTCTCAAATACAAATGTAATTTTTGGCTTGTTTTTACTAAAATAAAGCATTTTAGCAGTTTCTAAAACCTCTTCTTTTACTCTTCTTATTCCCTTAGTTGTTCCATGTCCAGAAGCCAAAGCCAGTGGATTATGTTTATTTTTTATATATATTCCCCACCACCTGCGAAGCGTAGGTACTGTTAGTTTTTTTAAAATTTCTAACTGTTGTGGATAATTTTTATTTGCTTCTTTTACAAACTTTTTTATTATTTCTTCCTTACTATCTCCACCTTCCTCATATTTTTCTTCCAGTTTCATGCAAATAATAAACCTAGCATTAGCAACCCTTTGATTCCAGTTTGGTAGCTCATCAATTGTTGTTGCTTCTCTCTTTGCTACTGTCCTAGTTGCTACTTTCTTTTCTTTTTCTTCCTTAACTTCCACCAGTGAAGCTCTATATGCATCCACCTCAGAAGCCTTATATACATTTTTATAAACTTTCCCTATTTTTTTCTTTTCAACAGTCCAACCTTTGAGTTTTGCAAATCTTAAAGCTTGAGTTCTAGTTTTTTCAAAGAGTCTTTGTAAATCTTCTAATAAGTATTCTTTTGTCATAAAAGCTCCTTTCTAAAAGATCCTTACATTCAAAGCCCTTTCAATTCCCTTTTCAGTTTCTAGATCTCTTTCTGCATTAAGTCCTCTTAATGCTCTATATACCTTCTTTTCATCTAACCTTTCATTTTTACAAAAATCTTTCAATGTTAAATCTCTTTGTAATAGCAACTTTTGAAAAGTCTTTACTTTTTTATCTCTATTTTTAATATATCCTGGTGTCTTTTCACATAGTGCTAAAACCTCTGCTTCTCTTTCTTCCAATTCTCCATTTAAAAGTTTTTTAAACTCATATTGACTTAGATTAAGCTCTTGCATTACCTTTTGCAGACTTATTTCTGCATCAATTAAATTCTTTTTTATTTCTGTTATTCTGATTAATTTTTCTCTATATTGCTCTACCTTCTGTTCTATACACATCTTTAAGCTCCTTTTCTAACTTTAAAATCATCTTTTTATATGTGCTTGGATGTTTCTTTAAATGTTCAAGCATTTCTTTTAAATAATTTTCTCTTTCCATTTGCTCTCCTTTTTGATATAATCAAAATATCAGTTTTTATTTGGGACACCATAGCTTTGCCGAGCATGATGTCCTTTTTTCTAATAATTAAAATATTGATAACCTGCTCTCTTATAATATTGTCTTAAACTATACACATTTTTTAATCTTAAATACTCCACAGCCTCCTCTTCTTTACCTTGCTTGATATATAGCTCTAATGCTATTGAATGCTTCATATCATCAAGACTACAAACTCTACCTAAATACCTTTTTGTATTCACCTTATTCCAGTACCATAATGTACTTAAATCTAATGGAAAAATTTCATTTTCTAACTCATGTTTTTCTGCATATCCTAACAAATCTCTTATTAAATCCTTACTTACTCTCCTTCCTAATATTGTTACATTTTGATAGTCAATATCTTCAACCTTTATTTTTACAATCTCTTTGAAAAATAACCCTAACTCTTTAAGAACTAAGTATGTAAGTCTTTCCCTTTCAGATACTGATGCCACTAATATATTAAACTGTTCTATTGTTATAAAGTCCTTAGTTTTAAAGACTCTTTTATATTTCCTAATATTTTCAGTTATATTTAAGCCTAGTATTTCTTCAAAGAAAAACTCCAAAGCATTAAGTTCCACAAGCACAGTATTAACTGATAATGTCATTAACTTGTTGTCTAAATATCTAATTACATCTTCCTTTTTTACATCTATCACTTCCTTATTTATTGATTCTAAAAATTCTTTTACTATTCTTTTGTATGTTCCTTGTGTTGAGATTGAATACTCTCTGTAGCTCATTTCTGACTGTAAACTTAATAAATCCAGATAAAATTTATTGTTCTCCTCCATCTTCATCTCCATACACTGCATCACTTAGTTCATTCACTGCACCAACAATTTCATCTACTTTACTTTTTATTAGTTTTATATCCTCTTGCATTGGTCCAATCATTTCAAAATATTCTTTTGCCTTTTCAAAAAATTCAAATATATCTTTTATTTCAATATCTCTTTTAGTTAATAGTTCCATCATTTCATCTAGTCTTGGTTCTATCATTGCTGGTAATGCTGGAACTCCTTGATTTAAAGCTATTTGATTAGTTTTTAATCTTGTTATCATCTCCTTTGAAAAGTTTTTTATAAATCTTCTAAACTGCTTTGCTCTTTCAGTATTTGCTAGATAAGCAACTTCAAATATTCCATCTTGATTAAATACTCTTTTTTCTCTTTTCTTTAAGATTCCCCCTTCATTATTAAGAACTTTCTTTAAATATGAATATTCTTTATTTCTTAATTCTGGATTATTTTCAACTAATTTCTCAATAGTTTTTTTATTTTCAAAACCTAATGCTTTGATTAGTTCATCCATATCCATTTCAATTTCATTGTTATTATTTACCATTACTTGAAGTTCAGTATTTTCAAATACTACTAAATTATTTTTATTATTCATCTCCTCCACCTTTTTATTTGATTTTTAACCTCTTAAAAGCTATAATTTAATAAAAAACTTTTAAGGGGAGATATTTATGAATTATATATTTGCACTAATATTGATTTTTTTTGTTTTTTGGGGATTTTATTTATTTGTTATTAACTTTTCAACATCAATAATTTCATTTTTCATTAAATTTACTAAAAAGATTCTTTTTTCTCAAATTGATTTTATGATTATTTTTGTTTTTTCTATACTAATTCTTATTTTTAACCTTTATGTACCAATGGATATATCAAATGAGATTATTACTGTTTTTGTTTTTTTACCTACTGTATTTTTTTATAATACAGATGAAAAAAATTCTATTATGAAATCTAGTATTAAAATTACCCTATGGATTATCTTCATAAAAATATTCTTTAATAATGAAATTATTATTCCAGATCCTGATGATGTACACCCAATAATAGCTGCATTTTATGCTATGCTTTTATATATTAAATCAATTGTTTATGCAAATTTTTATGCTGACATATTAAGAGTATTATCTATTGTTTTAAGATACCTAAATCAATAAAGTTTAATACTATTAAAATGATAGTAGTAAGCAAAGATAAAATAAATGCTTTTATTAAAATGACACCTATCTTTTTTAAAAATTTCATATAACCTCCTCTTATTTTTATTTAAAATGTACCTTATATTTTCCTGTACTCATCATCTCCTTTTCTTCTTTATATTGTGCTTCTATCCCCCTTTCTAATTTTTATATTTTTAATTTTTATATTTTTTAGAAAAATATCTTTAAAAAATAAAATCTATTTTACAGATTTTTTTAATTTTCTTTATAAATCTCAGATACAGATTTAATTTGTAACGAGGTTATAAAAATGTTATAATGAATATAAACTTTATATAGAATTAAAAGTCCAAAAAAGTTTTATTTTTTAAAAATGTTTACATTCGTTTTCTTAAAATAAGAATACCATCTTTTTGAATTTATGTCAACATTTTTTTATTATTTTTGTTTTCTTTTTTTATAAAAGTTTACAATTATGGACTTTAAAAGGAGGTATTATGTATTCTATTGGAAAAAAAATTGCCTTTTTAAGAAAAAAAGAAAAGTTAAATCAAGATGAATTAGCTGATAAATTAGGTATAGCTAGACAAAGTATACTTAATTATGAAAATGAAAAGCGACAAATTCCTATTGATGTTCTTGCAAAAATAGCAAATTTTTTTAATGTTACAATAGAAAGTTTTTTTTCAGAAGATGCTGAAGATTTTAAAGAAGTGAAAATAGAAAAAGATTCTGTTAGAATTCCTATATATTCAAATGCTAGTGCAGGAACTGGTATTTATGGACAAGAAGATCCTTTAGATTGGTTGGAGCTTCCTAAATCAATAGCAAAAAATGCGACTTTTGGGACTTTTGTTAAAGGTGATTCTATGGAACCTCGTATTTATGAAAATGATTTATTATTGATTAGAACTAATGAAATTTTAGATACTGGTTCAATAGGAGTTTTTAAATTAAATGATGATATATATTGTAAAAAATTTCAATATAATCCATTAACTAGAGAAATTACTTTGAAATCTTTAAATCCAAAATATGATCCTATCAGAATAACCAAAGAAGATGATTTTTGTATTATTGGTAGAGTTGTTGCAGTCATTGATTATACAATTTAAAAATGTTCTTTTTCAACTACCCCCATTTTTAGGGGGAGTTGTTTTATATTGATTTTATTGATTTATTTCTATTTATTACTTAATTTTATAGTGTTATATTTCTGTTTTTTTATTTTTTCTTACTTTTTTCTTTTAATTTACTCTTTGCACATCATTATTTTCTTACTCCATTTTCTTAACTTCTTATTTCTTCAATCAATTTTACGCTGTGCATCAATTTTTTAAAAAGTATCATTAATCTTTTCTTGCACATCATCTGAAACCTATTTAAAAATTAAAAAAAGGGATCTTAAACCCCTATTGAACGATTATTGAATTTTCTTGAATATTTTTATTTTTTTTCATTTATGCTGTGCAAGATCAAAATATTTTCTTATTTTTTCTCAGAAATTATCATTTTTTCTCACACACTTACACACCATTTTATTTAGCTCAATATATCTATAAATCTATAATTAATTAATTTTTTCTTTATAAAATTCCATTTATCATTTCATATTCCCCCTTACACTAATCACTACATTTTCAGAAGTAAAAACATTCAAATAATCTATTTCAGATAAATCTTTAACAGTTAAAGTATCATCTGTTTCATGACCTTCACAAGCAATTCTGTAATCAAGATCTAAATCCTTTACTCTTTTAATAAATTTTTTTATCTTCTCAATTTTTAATTTGTCCATGATTTCTCCCTTTATTTGCTTAAAATAAAATTTTATCCATAATTTCAGATATTAACTTGTCATATTCTTCATCATCTTTTGCAGCTAATCTATCTATAAATAAATTTTGAACTTCACTCACTGATAAAATTCTTTCATCTTCTTTAATAATATATTTATCTGCTTTTTGCATTACTATTTCACATATAAAATTAGATAAAAGTAAAAATGATTTTTCTTTGTTCAATTCTTCATAAGTATAAGTTAAGTTTATATTTTCCATTCAACCACTCCTTTTTATTTTTTCCCTTTTGGTTTTTTCACATACTTTTTAAATTCTTCTATTACTTTTGCAAAATATCTAAAATTAGGTACTTCTTTATCACAATGAGCAGCTTTTTCATGCACCCAATAGCCAAATTCCTCTGTCTTTAAATTATTAGCATTTGCTATTTTCCCTACCATATTTGGAGTTATATCAAATATATTTGCAATTTCTGTTGCGGTTAATGTTTTTTCTTGTACTCTCAAAGGTGGTAATAATTCTTTTCCAGTTAAAATTTTAGCTGTTTCAGATACTAATATTTCTTTGTACATTTCACTATTAGAATAAGGAATTAAGCTCTTTAAAGTTTCTGCTAGTTTTACTTTAGAGTACCTTTCCCTTATCTCTAGGTTTTTCTTTTTAGTTTCATCTATATCGTTAATATCAGCTCTTTTCCCTAAGTTTTCTTTTATAAAGTTTTCCATTTTTTCAAATTCATTTATATAATCTACATTCAATTGAAATGCTTTCTCTACTGCTGCTGAATACCCTCCTACTAATTGAGCTACTCCTTTTTTAGTTATTAAATAATTTCTAACAGTTCTACCATTCAAACTCACGTAACTATGTGGTATATAGAATTGAGCCGAAAGTTCGGCTGAATTAAATTTGCTAACATAGCCATCAATTTTTTCTAATAAATGTTTATGCTCTACATCCAACTCTTTAGCCACTCTATCGCTTGTTGTTACTAATACACCATTTATATTTTCAACTTTTACTATATAGTCACTCATTCAATCACTCCTTTATTTTAATTATTAATTTTTTAAGCTTCTTTAATTCCAAGGAATTTAATCATTTTTTTCTTAACATCTCCTCCATTTCTGTTTCCTCTAATGATGTCAGAGCAATAAGATGGTTTTATTCCAAGCAGTCTTGCTAGATCCGCTTGTGTCATTCCTTTTTCTCTTAATACTCTTTTTACCTCCATTTCAAAATCCAATCTTGTCATATTTACCTCCTTTTTTAAACAGATTTTTATTTTTATATCTCTATTTCTACACACTCAAACTTCTCAAAAGCAACAAATCCATTTTCTCTTAAAATTTTTGTAACAGTAGTTTTTCCTGTTGCTTTTTGAGAGCCTTTTATAATTATTACCTTTCCAGATTTTATAGCCTCACAAATCTCTTTTACTTTTTTAAGGCTTATATAGTCTGGAAAAGTAATTTTTGATATTGGTAAAGTATTATTGAATTTCATATTCCTCCTTTTTTAATATTAGATTATAAAGAGTAAATTTTACATTTTTTATGCCATAAATTCTTAGTAAATATATTGACAAAAAATGTTAAATATGCTAATATGTAAGCACAATAAAAAATACTTATTCTAAACTCCAAATATTTTTTATTTTCAACCAACATATCTAGTCTACCAATAAAGAGAGGCGGTAGCGTTTAATATTCAGTGTCTGATTATTTACATTAAGGAGTTCCTAATAAATCTATATGCTTATTATAATGCTAAATTTAACATTTGTCAATGTTTTTTTTAACATTAATAAAAGCAAAGGAACTCCAATACTTTGTGGAGGATTATTAATGAAAAACAGAAAAGATGTAGGAAAAAATATTTTAAGAAGAATCGATGACCTACTGAAAGAAAAAGAAATTACAAGAGCAGAATTAGAAAGGAGGGCAGATTTAGGTAATGGAACACTAAGAAATTGGTCGAGTTCAATACCTTCTATAGATAAAGTACAGAGAGTTGCAGCTTTTTTTGGAGTGTCATTAGATTTTCTTTATAATGGAGAAGATAATGATGAAGTAAGAATGCTAGCAAGAGAAATAGAAAATTTAGATTCTTCTACTCAGGAAACTATTAAAAAAATTGTATTAAGTTTTAAAAAAAAGTAGAGGTGTATTTTATTTTGGTTAATTATAAAGAGCTTTACAATATAATATCGGATTTCATTTCAAATCCAAAAGTAGAAATGTCAAAGGGTGATATATATTTACTTATAGACAGTTTAAAAGAAGAACTGAACATAATTCTTTATGAATATACTGATTTTGACGAGCTGGCTAAAGTTTCTTTAGACGGATTCACAGTGTATGATGGAGAGAACTATATCATTTTCTATAATACACAAAGAAAGAAAAGAATTAGATTTACTTTAGGGCATGAGTTAGGGCACATAATTTTAGGACATTTTCTTTTAGAAAGTGTGTCTTCATCAGTAGAGATCCAAACAGATTTAGAGATGGAAGCAAATGTTTTTTCAAGATGCATAAATCTACCTGCCAGAGTCATTTCAGTCCACAGATTAATTTTTGGGGATGACTTGGTAGAAAAATATCTATCTTCTAAAAATTTTAGTTCTGAATTTATAAAAATGGCTTTTATCTGGCAAGGGGAAGATTTAAATAACCTAGTTTATCCAACTGAGTATTATTTCCAAGAGGTAATAAAGGAAGAAGTAGATGAACTTTTTGAACTACAAAAAGTTTTCAATAAAAAAGTAGACTAATTTTAAGGATTATAAGGAGGAAAATATGCCTGACTATGATGATTTTGAAGATTACGAAGATTACGAAGATTATGAAGAGAATTATGGAGATATTAGAGAGCAAGTTCCTAAGTTAACCGAAACATGTTATTTTGAAAATGAAGAAGGCGAAGAGGATGAAGTTGATGTTGAGATAGACCCAAAATTACTCGAAATTGTAGATTCTCAAGTATATGCTGAAAAAAGTGATGATTCAATGGGAGAAGAAGTTGAACATACTTTAGAAGGAGAAATAGAATATGAGGGAAATTCCTATTTTGTAGAAATGAAAATTTGGGAGTATCCAGTTAATGCTGTAGATAATTATGAAGTAGTATCTATAGAAAAACTATAATAACAAAAAGCCTCTCAGTTGCTACCAACAACTAAAAGGCTCAAGAGTGTGGTACTCTTCTATATCATCTGTTTAGATTATATCACACTTGATTTTGTTATGCAAATTGAAAGGAGTGTGATTTTTTAATGCGTAGAGAAAATGGAACCGGCACAATTTATAAAATTAAAGACAGAAAACTTAGGAAACCATTTAAAGTTATAGTTGTAACTGGGTATAATTTAGATACAGGAAACCCTATTAGAAAAGTTTTAGGGTACTATGCTAAGGCATCTGAAGCTAATGAGGCTTTAGCTAATTATATAAAGAATAAAGACACTTATGATTTAAAAAGATTAACTGTAAAAGATATATTTGAGAGATGGTGGGCTATTCATGAGCTAAAAATAAAACCAAATACAATTGAACATTATCAAGTATCTTACAATAGATATATTTCAAAAATAAAAGATAGAATTTTTTCAGAACTAAAAACAATAGATCTTCAAGATTTTTTTGATAAAGAAATTAAAACTTGGTCATCTCAATATCATACAAAAGTGGTATTAAGAGGTATGTATAAATATGCATTAAAGTATGAAATAGTTGACAAAGACTATTCTGCATTAATAGAGTTAATTAAAAGAGAAAGAGTTATCACTAGAAAAATATTTACAGAAAATGAAAGGGAAATATTGTTTAATTTAGATAATAGGATATGTAAAGTACTATGTGTTTTAATATACACAGGATTAAGAATAGAGGAGTTCTTATCTTTAAGAAGAGAAGATATTGAAAATAATTTTATCTTTTTAAAACAGTCCAAAACATTAGCAGGAGTTAGAGCTATCCCAATTCACAATAAAATAAGAAATATTGTAGATTCATTTCTGAGTGAGAATATGAAATTTCTATTTACTTGGAAAGGGATGAATAAAAAAGCTAACTATGATACATTTAGAATGAATTTTAAAAAAGTTATGGAAGAGTTAAGAATGGAGCATACAATTCATGACACTCGTCATACTTTTGCAAGTATGTTGAATAAAGCTGGTGCAAATGATGTAGTAATATCAAATTTAGCAGGGCATGAGGATAAAGAATTTACTAAGAAAATTTATACTCATACTGAGTTAGAGGAATTAGAAGAAGCAATAAAACTTTTACAATAA